TTTATACAATTCAAACTGTTGCTACTAATACTTTTACTGTGACTGCTACGGTTTCACAAACTATTACAGGAAGTAATACTGTTTCATTTAATGTAAATTCAGTTTCTGCAAATCCTACTGTTTATCTTTTTCATGCTGGCAATAATATGAAAGATAGTGGCGACATAATATGGCAGTCTAATACCTATTCAAGAATGCCTTGTAAGGCAGAGGGGTTTAAATATACAGGCAAGGGTAAGCTACCAAGACCAACAATTAGTTTTTCTAATTTATTAGGTACGATTACAGCAATAATACAACTTACAAATAATGCTACAATTCTGCCATTTATTGATCTTGCCGGTGCAAAAGTAACACGCAGAAGAACACTTGCAAGGTTTTTAGATGAAGAGAACTTTCCATCAAATATTAATCCATATAAAGTAGGCTCTGTTGACCCTACTGCTGAGATGCCACAGGAAATTTATTTCATAGATCGTAAAGTTATAGAAAATAGAGATATTGTACAGTTTGAATTAGTTTCAACTTTTGATTTAATAGGTATAGCTGCACCTAAAAAACTTGTAACCAGAGAAGATTTTGCTGGTGTTGGTACGTTTGTTAATTTTTAACTATGAGTTGGAAAGAGTCTTTTAAAAAATATGCAAAAAAACAAAGTCCTAATGAAGCTTGTGGCTTGCTTGCAATAATAAAAGGCAAAGAAACTTTTTGGCCTTGTAAAAATTTAGCAGAGGGTCAGCATGAATTTTTTATGCTTGACCCTGATGATTGGGCAGATTGTGAAGATACTGGTGAAGTTATGGGTGTAATTCATAGCCACCCCATAGGAGCAGCTACACCATCAGAGACAGATAAAGCAGCCTGTGAGCATTTAGGTTATCCATATTACATATATAGTATTGAACATAACCATTGGGAATGTTTAGAGCCTTCTGGCTGGAAAACACCTTCATTAATTGGACGCAGATTTATATGGGGAAAGCATGATTGTTGGAGTGTTGTTTCAGATTGGTATTTAGAAGTTAAAAAAATAAAACTTATGGATTGGAAAAGACCAAAAACAATAAAAGACTTTTTAAGTAAACCAGAATTTGAAGAAGCACTTCCAAAGGGTGGTTTTGTAAAACAGCCTACAAATAATAATGTACAAGTTGGTGATGTATTGCTGTTTAAATCAATTACAGGTAATTTAGATCATGTTGCAGTTTATATTGGCGATATGATGATTTTAAATCATAATATAAAATCTTTGAGTTGCAGAGAGCTTTTTGACTTAAGATATCAGCAAGCATTAAATGGGGTATATAGATATGAACCTTAAAAAAATAAAAGTGTATGGAAAGTTAAGGCAGTTTTTAGGACAATCGTATTTTGAAGCTGCTGTAAAATCTCCACAACAGGCAATAGCTTTTTTGAAGGCAAATTTTGAAGGTGTTGAGAAACATATGAATGACCAATTCTACAAAATTAAGATGGGTGGTTGTGTTGTTACAGAAGAATTTTTAACAATGTCAGGTCAAGGCGATATTCAAATAATTCCAGTTGCTACTGGTGCTGGCCCTTTAGTTTTCTTAGGTTTAGGTGTAGGGGCTGTTGCTGGCGCAACTCAAATAGGAACTTTTATCGCTGGATTTACGGCTTTATCTGTTGAAGCTGCTATAACTTTAGTAACATCAATTGGAACATCATTAATACTACAAGGGACAGCAGATTTAATAGCTCCAACACAATTAGCATCTAGCACATCTCAAGTAGGTGATACTGACCCAAATATTAGAGGCTCTTACAGTTTTAGCGGTATTCAGAACGTGGCAAATGCTGGTGTTCCTATTCCTATTATTTATGGAAGTGTTTTTACAGGTTCAGTTATAATTTCAGCAGGGTCTGATACTGCCCAAGTAAAACGTTCTACCACAAATACACCAACTTAAACAATGCCTAGATTAGTTGACGATCAGTTATTTGGAAGAGAACCAAATATTGTTGACCCTGATTTAAGCGAAGATGGTTTAAGAAGTAAACAGTTTGCAACGATTTTAGATTTGCTTGGGTATGGAGAAATACATGGGATAGACGATCCAGAGGGTGATGGGACAAGTACATTTAGAAAAAATATTTTTTTAGATGGGACACCAATACAAAATGCTGATGGAACAGAAAATTTTACAGATGTAGAAGTTCATTTAAGAAATGGCACTTCTGATCAGACTGCTGTTCCTGATATTAATGGCGTAGAAAATACTATCCCTGTTGGGGTAGCCCTTACAAATTCACCTTTCACTACAACAAAAACTGGAACTTATACCCTTGCAGGGAGTGGTGGACAAACTACAAGTATTGGTGGAGTTTCTGTTACTTTAGGGCCAAATCAGATGCTCGTAGGTCTTACAGGTGGTGCGCATGGTTATTCTGTAGGAGAAGTTGTTCATTGGGAAAATACAACAGCAACTGCAATTAATCTTACGGAAGAACCACAAACACAAAATATACTTTCAATACCTACAACAAGTTCTTTTGTAATCAATACAACTTTTGAAGATGAGTCTTTTCAAGGTGATTGTAGTGTAAAAACAAGTGTTGGCTTGTCTAGATCAATAACAAATACAAGTGTTGATAAAGTCAGAGTGACAATGCAGTTTCCATCTTTGCAAGAGTTTAAAGATGATGGAGATATTATTGGAGCAGAGGCAAAAATTTCAATAAGAATAACAGAAAACGATGGAAATATAAGAAACCCTGTTATTTTAGATGCCACAAATGGAAGAGCTACAAGTCCATACGTTAAAGATTATGAAATAGAATTTTTTACAGAGGCAAAGTATTTTGTTAATTCTGGGGTTGTAAAAATTCAACTTGAAAATCATGGTTTCTCTCAGGGCGATAGTTTAGCGTTAGATTTTAGAGAGGGAGTAGGTTTCAATGGTCTTGCAGGAACAACTACAGTTTCATCCGTTACTGATGCAAATAATTTTATTATTGTATTTAATAACCCACCTATACAAAATGGTCATGTAGATGGTCAAAAAGTCTTAATAACAGATCAACTTCAATTTCCAATCGTTTTAAGTGTTATCAGAAATACGGCAGATGGAACGGACTCTAGATTGCAAAACAGCACTAACTGGTTGTCATATACAGAAATTCAAACAGATACAAGCACATATCAGGGGTTTGCTTATGCAGCGATAAGATTTAATGCACAAGAATTTCTGTCATATCCAAAAAGAATGTATCGTGTTAAAGGTACAAAGGTAAAAATACCAGATACAAATGGCGGTCTAACACCAATAGTAGTTCATGACCAAGCACAGGCAACTTCTTTGGGACTTGGTACTGTAGATAGTTTTGGTTTTATACATTATCCAGATGGATATGTTTTTAATGGAACTTTAAAATCAGTAAAAGAATGGACGAGTGATCCTGCTTGGATTTTATATGATATTTTGACTACAGATAAAGGGTTTGGAGGGTCAGAAGGTTTTATATCAGAAGATCAATTAGATGTATTTTCATTCTATTCAGCAAGTGCTTATTCAAGTACTTTGATTTTTGATAGAAGAACACAGACAACAGAGCCACGTTTCTCAACAAATGTAGTTTTAAATAGAAAAAATGATGCCTATACCTTAATAAATGACTTATGTTCCGTGATGAACGCAATGCCATTTTATGGTGTTGGTACATTACAGCTTGCTCAAGATCGTCCAACAAATTTAGCTGATAATACATCAGAACCGCAGTATATTTTTAATCTTTCAAACGTTACAGAGGAGGGTTTTACATATCAAGGATCAGGTAATAGAACAAAATTTACTGCTGTTGAGGTAGCTTATTTTGATAATGAAACACAACAAATAGATTTTGAAAGGGTGCAATATGGTACTGGTATTACAGATAAGCTAGGAGTTGTAAGAAAGACATTAAAATCATTTGCCTGTACTTCCAGAGGTCAGGCAAACAGATTAGGTCGCTGGTTTTTATATTCGCAACTCTATGAAGCTGAAGTTGTTTCATTTACAACAACATTAGAGGCTGGTGTAATTGTAAGACCTTCGACAATCATAGGCATACAAGACCCTGTAAAAGCTGGTGTTCGCAAAGGTGGAAGAATAAAAACAGGAGTATCTACTACACAAATAATTGTTGATGCCCGAACCATTGATGGTAATGATTTATCACATGAAACTGGTTCAACCTTAAGTGTTGTTTTATCTGATGGAACAACTGAAAGTAAAACCATATCAACAATAGATGGCACTACAATTACTGTTTCTTCAGCCTTTTCTTCAGTTCCTCAAGCAAATAGTGTTTATGCAATAGAAAGTTCATCTGTTCAATTCCAAATCTTTAGGGTTATTTCCATTGAAGAAAAAAATGATTGTCAATATACAATTACTGCTTTATTTCATGCACCAGATAAATATGATTTTATAGAAAATCAAGAAGTACCAGAAACAAGAAATATAACAACTATTTTAAAAGAAAAGCCAGCACCAAGTAATGCTACAGCAATCGAACAAATCGTAGCTTTAAATAATAGAGCAGTTTCCAAGATTTTTGTTGCTTGGGAACCAGTACAAGGAGTTAAAGAATATTTAGTAGAGTCACAATTTGAAAACGACAATCCAGTACGTCAAAGAATTTCAAGACCAAGTTTTGAACTTGTTGAATCAAGACTTGGTTCTTATACGTTTAGTATAAAATCCTATAATGCTTTAGGAAAATTAAGTACAACAACAACTACTGTCGGTATTGCGGCGGTTGGTAAAACTGCATTGCCTTCAGATGTTACAAATTTATCTGTTGAAGCTATAGATGAACATTTTGTAAAACTTAAATTTGATGCCTCACCAGATGTTGATGTAATACATGGCGGGACAGTAGAGGTCAGGGTTTCCAGTAATCCGACAGGTAGTGGAAGCTTTGGTAATGCTGTCACTCTTGAAAGACTGTCAGGTAATGTTACTGAGGCAATTGTTCCGAATATTATTAATGGTGAATATATTTTAAAATTCAGAGATGATGGGGGACGTTTAAGTGCAAATGAAACTTCAGTTATATTTAACACCCCAGCACCTAGACCCAAAGTAATTGTTCTTGCAGATAGGGAGGATCTTGATAGCCCTAAATTTGGAGGAAAGAAAACAAATTGTTTTTTTAGTGATACTGTTAACGGTTTAGTTTTAGATTCTTCATTTTTCTTCGATAGCATTTTAAGTCTAGATTTAATATCAGATTTCGATTTTAGTGGTGATATTGCTGATTCTGGTTCTTATGAATTTGCAAATACACTAGATTTAGGAGCTAAACAAGATATAAATTTAACAAGACATATAGTTTCTCAAGGTTTTTTACCTAATTTCTTGTTTGACAGTAGAGGTTTAATAGATTTTCAGCTTGATTTTGATGGTGATAAAAGTGAAAATGTAAACGCTGAATTATTAGTAGCCACAACAGATTCAGACCCAGATACTGCTGTTTCAGCTACTTATTCGCAAAGTGGTGCAACTATAAGTATTACAAAAACATCTCATGGTCTGTCTGCTGGCAATTTTGTTGAAGTAGATTTTACAAGCGGTAATGCTCTTGATGGTTTCTTAAAAATAAATTCAATAACAAATTCTAATGTTTTTACTGTTGAACCGAGTCGTGTTGGTAATGAAGTAACATATCAAGTAATAAATTCTGATAATGGTAGATTTAGATTTTTCCTACCAAAACATCAACAATCTAATCATGCTGGTTTTACAGTTGGTGAAACTTTAAACATAACTGTTTCAACTGGAACTCTTGCTAATGGTGATTATGTAATTGAAAAATTATTACCCTTGGGTACTGTGGAAATTGCTGCATCAACTACAAGAACATTTGCAAGTGGTAAGCTTGAATATTTTAAAATCAAAGATAGTTCTGGTAATAATATTACTACAAGCGGAAATTGCAGTTATAGTGCAGAATTTAATAATTACATTCCTTTTGTTAATTCCATTTATACAGCGAGAGGATTTAAATTTAAAGCAAATTTAAGAAGTGATGATCCAGCACAGTCAATAGAAATTGATCAACTTGGATATACAGCAGAATTATTCAGTAGAACAGAAACAAGTCTTACAAATTCTGGTGCAACAAATGGTCTTATTGCTTCTGGAACTTCTGCTAAGACAGTAACTTTTACTGATCCTTTCTTTACAGGTCAAGCTGGTACAAGTATTTCAGCAAATTCTTTAAAGCCAACTATAGGAATCACAATTGAAAACGCACAATCAGGAGACTTTTTTGCAATAACAAGTATTAGTTCAACAGCTTTTGTAATAGAAATAAAAAATGGTTCCAGTTTTGTTGATAGGAATTTTAAATATGCTGCAACAGGGTTCGGGCGTGGTAGTTAATTTTAAAGTAGGATATACTTATAAAAAAAAGGTTTAGGCAATGGCAACACATGATTATGTAATTGATAACAACACAGGAGCAAACGTTAGAGCAGATATAAATTCTGTTTTAAAAGCAATATTAACAAACAATAGTGGAACTACAGATCCAGCAACAGTTATTTCCTCTGATGCTGGTTCAAAAGCATTTAGTTTTTGGGCTGACACAAATTCAAGTCCAGCAGTTTTAAAGATAAGAAATGCTGCTGATAATGCTTGGATTGAACTTTTTCAACTTGATGGTACGTTAACTCTTGAAGATGGGTCTGCAAGCACACCAGCATTAGCTTTTAGAGATGATTTGAACACAGGTATATATAGTTCTGCGGCTGATACTTTTAATGTTGCTACTGGTGGTGTTGAAAGGATGGAGCTAGGAGCTACAACAATATTTAATGAAGATGGAGAAGATGTAGATTTTAGAATTGAAGGTGATACAAAACAAAATTTATTTTATCTTGATGCTGGTAATGATCGGATTGGTATAGGCACAAGCTCTATTGATAGATTTGTTCATATTGAAGGTACTGATAATGTTTTATTAAAACTTCAAAACAATCAAACAGTATGCTTGATGGAGTTTGAAGATACAGATACAACTTCTGGCAATAGACCAGCTATAGGAGCCGATGGAAATAATGCTGTATTTTATACCGGTGGCGCACAAAAAATGGTGATAGATTCGTCTGGAAGAGTAGGTGTAAATGAAGATTCTCCATCTTCTTTTAATACTATTGCAGATAATTTGGTAATAACAGAAGCATCTACTCATGCTGGAATGACGATTAGAAGTGGAACAAGTCATCAAGGTAATATTGCTTTTCAAGACGCTGCAAATACCAGTTTTAGAGGTGCGCTTACATATGACCATAACGGCGATAAAATGCAACTTATAACAGATGGTGATATACATTTGACCATAGATTCGGATGGCCGTGTAATGATCGGTGTAACTTCTACTGGTCATGCTTCTGCAAATGCTGATGATCTTTGCGTTGGTAATAATGACAGCAGTTCACAGCATGGTATTACGATTGGGTCAAATGCAGAGGGAAGCATAAGATGGGCTGATAGTGCATCAGGTAGTGCTGGAATCCTTAATTACAGACATTCAAGTGATGCTATGGAGTTTTATACTGTTGGCACCTTAAGGATGACAATAGATGGGTCTGGTAATATAGGCGCACCATCAGGAACTAACATTTACAACGCATCAGATTTAAGACTTAAAAAAAATGTAGTTGATTTAGATAAAGGTTTATCTGCCATAAAATCTTTAAGACCTGTTTCATTTAATTGGATAGATGGTTTTTGTGATGATGAAAAAAATACTTTGTATGGATTTATCGCTCAAGAAGTTGAAACTATTGACAGAAATTTAATACAAGAATTTGGTAATGGTTCTGTTACAGTTGAAGGACAAACAATTAATGACGCTTTAAGAGTAAATGAAAAATTAATAATCCCAATGCTTGTAAAAGCAGTTCAAGAACTTGAAGCTAAAGTTGCAGCCCTAAAATCAGCTTAGTATAATTGGGAAACTTAAATAAAAATTATGGCAACACCACAACAGCAATATGACGAGACAAAATTACGTCTTGATAATAATTTAAAAAAAGCACAATTATTGAATCAAGAAATTGCACAAAAAGAAAAAGAAAATCAGGAAGCAATAAAAATAGTACAAGAAATACAAATGCTAAGAAATGAAGCACAAAGTCTTGTACAACCAATAATTGAAGATCAGGGTGCAATAAAGGTGCTTTCTAATACAGATGGCGTTACAACAGCACAGACTGTAGAATCTAATTAATTAAAAGTATTTATTATGGCTATTACTTGGAATGTTACTTCTTATGATGGAAAAGTAACTGTTGGTAGTTTATCTAATGTTATAACTGTTTTACATTGGACTGCTCAAGATTCTGAAACTGTAGGTAGTGGCGATTCTGCTGAAGTTCATAACGGTTTTCTATATGGTTGTGTAGAACTTGCTGAAGCTGATTCTTCATCATTTATTGAATTAGGTTCTGTTACAAAAGATAATTTAATTGCATGGGCAAAAGCAAAATTGGGATCAGATGAAGTAACAAATATTGAAGCAAAAATTGCTGCACAGATTACAGAATCAAAAACACCGATTACATTTTCTGGTGTACCTTCGTAGTCATATAAGAAGTAATTAAGTATAAAGGAGCTATAGTGGGTAAAATTATCAGCATTGATATAATAAGACCATGAGAAATTGCCCTGATTATCGCTTGTTGAATCATGTTCCAAAAAATTTGTCAGATAGCTTCATTGTTGTCGCTTTTGCTTAGTGTGTCAATGTTAGGCGGTTCATACTATGCTTTCAGATTTGTAACCAGCGAACAATTTAAGTCTAGGGTCATGAATGAAATACTAAATAATGTAGAAGATATGATGCCTAAAGTATTAGACAATGCTTTACCTGATATGACAGGGCCAACAATACCAGAATTTATTAAACCTAATAATTAATGATTTTTGGATTTTTTAAGAAGTTAATAAAATATTATGTTGATAAATTTTTACATTGGCTACGTATGAAAAGGTTTAATTTAGAACTTGATAATGACATAAAAAAATATCATCAAGAATTAGATAAAAAAATAGAAAAACCTAAAATAAAAGAAGTTGGAAAGTTTGGGGATGATAATTGGTATATTTCTATAGGTAATATTGAAGATGGAAATACCGAAGATTGATATACCACAAGTACAAATAAAAGAAATTGATATTCCAAAAATTCGCAGATGGGAAGTTCCTAGACCTACATTAGATATTATTCTTAAGCCTGTTGTAGATATACCAGCTTGTGTTGATGCTCATAGAAATAATTTACCTAGTCTTATAAAAAAAGATGAAAAAGGTACATATCAAGCCTGTGGGACGTTTGATATTCCTAGTTTTGAACCTTTGGAATATAATCCTAATAATTTTATTTACACAGCCCCTTTAGCCCCACAGAGTCAAGAATCAAAGAATATACAACCAGAACAACCAGAAGTTCAACAAACAAAAAAAGAAAAAATAAAATTTGAACCCTGCCCACCTGAAAAACCACAATTTATGAAAGGTGATTACAGAAATGACAAAAGGATTCAAAGATTTGATTCTTACGAAAGAATAGAAATAAATGGAGTTTTTGAATGTGTCGAAAATTGGGAAAAAGTACCATTCAGAGAGAGCTTTATTGGTTCACCTGAAGCACTCATTTCTACTGCTGTTATCGGTGTGGTTGCTGGTAGCTCTGCACTTTTGGCTCCTTTAATAAAAAAAGCAATATCTGAAATATTTAAAAAAATAAAAAAACAACTGACAAATAAAAAAGAAGAGGTAGAATAATATTAAGCAAAGGAAGTTTTAATTAAAGCTAACCATTTAGTTAAAAAGAGCTTTTGCTTACTTTATTTTGTGAGTGTGCGGTAATACTTGACCTTTTTTTGGACTAACAATTACATCTTCGCATAATTTGTAGTAAATACTGTTTTTTGCATATTCGATTCCAGCAAGTTTCAATTCACCACAATTTTTAAGCCTTGCTAGTTCATAATTTAATCTTTCCTTAGATAATATTTGTCTTTGTATTTTTTCTTGTGTTGTTGCACTTTTTAAGCAAGCATCTTGAAATCTTCTATCTAATGGAATATTAAATGTCAAAGCTACACCAACATTCAAACCTAAAGAATCTTTATTGCCACTATAGTTTTCTTGATAAAAAAGAATTTCACCCGCATTTGTGAGGTTGCCATCATCATCAACAGCTTGATTGTAGTAGGGAGTTTCATAGGTATAATCCATGGGGCGTTTTATATTTAGATTTGAATATGCAAAGGGACTTATAGACATTTGAGGGCCAGAACAAACTATCCCGTTTCCATAACTATTTTCTACCATCGGGCCGCCAAGCACTTGTGTAGCAAAGTTTGATACGGAACCTGACGCAGATGCTTGTGGAGCCGCAGTATTTGAGGTATTAGCAAATACTGGACTCCCAAATAATAATCCTATTACTGGGAGAATATTGTAGTTGTATCTGTAACGCTTTCTGATTGAATTGTTCTTGTTATATCTGTTATAGATTGAACGCCACTTGGAGTGTATGTTTCTACAAATTGAAAAGCTCCTTGATTTGTTAATGTCCAATTTGGTTTTTGGCCTAAATCTAAATCTGTCCAAGTATAAGTAGTTCCGTTTATGTTTTGATTAGTGGTAGTGACAGGAGGTGAAATTGAATTGCCGTCCATTTGGATTCCAGAACCTGAAACACTATACTGAAATCCACCATAGTCTGTTGTTCGTATAGTCTCTGTAATATTAGTTGTGGTTTCTGTTCGACTTGTGGAACTTCCTTGAGTGAAGTTAGGTACCACAGGGACAGCATAGACAGGAGTAGATATAAGAAAAACAAACGGTAGTGTCCTCCACATTAATCAATAGTTAAATCAGTTACGAATTGTCCAATGCAAGTTGTGCCAGCCCCACCAGCAGTACAGGTATTTGTATGATTGCCTACTACAGTACCAGCTAATGAACCAGCTACACCACCAGAATAAGAGGTAGTTTTTGATAATACTGGTAAGTCAGCAATAACACCTGTGCTTACATCAGCACCCGACCCCACAGCATATACGTCATCGCCTTCTATAAAGCTTTCTGAAAAAGAAAATGCACTACCTACAGTATTCATTTCATATGTACCATTTGTCATTGTAGGGGCTGCGCCATTAGTGCCTGCCGTTAAGCCACCAAATGTTTGACTATCTGAAACTTTGATATTTGAACCCGATACGCTATATGAGGACGCACCTCTTTCGCTAACTGTATAAGCACCGTCTGTAGTTAGTTGTATGCTGTTTGTAAGTTTATGAGTAACGTCTGCGTAAGCTGCGGTACTTAGCAAAGGCAACAGCAAAATAAGCTTTTTCATTTGATACCTACTTTCGAGTTTTTGTTATCTACTATATTAACCTTACCAAGTTTCTTTTTGCCATTTGTAGCAGATTTTACTTGTAGTCCCATATTTGACATCACAGCCGACAATAATCCAGCCGCGAAAGTCGTGTCAATTTGTCGAGTTGAATTTCCAAAGTACGCAAAAGAAATGACTCCCAAACTCCAAAAAAGTATAATCATCTGAACAAGGTTTGAAAGAATTGAGCTACCTTGCTGGGATTCTTCTTGTTCTACTTCTTTGGTGGTATCTTCAGCCATAAAATGGTCTTTTTGCTAAAACTAGCAAATTTGTCTACAGTTGAAAAGAATATATTACAAAAACATGATCAGAATTATTAAGCCAATACTGAAGTTTTTCGTCAAATCCAACGCGATTAAATCTTTGGTAATTTCGCTCTTGGAGGATTACAGCGCATCTACAGAGACAGACATTGATGACGAAATAGTTAAGTTAGTTAAAGAAAAGTTGTGGCCTGTTACATAACTTTAAGTTATGGTTGGCGTAAGGGATTCGGTGGTCAATCCCTTCTCTGCAAAAAATGGGCTAACTAATTCCCCAAAAGTTAGCCTATTTTCAATATAAGGAGGTCATGTTGTTATGGCTTGGGATGATTGGCTTACCATAACAGAAACACTTGAAGATCAACTTTATCTTGAGATTCAGGCGCGGATGTTGGCCGAAATAACTGATTTTGAATATTTGCTAGATATAGCTGTAAACTATCAACGGCAAAATTGGCAAAAAGACGAGATCATCAAAAATTGCATTGCAAAGATTGGTGACCTCGAAACAGAACTAATTAAAATAAGTCTTAAAAAAGAAAAAAACGACAATAATTCAAGAATTAAAAAGGAATATCATCGCCCGTTGTAGGCTCAATAAAGTTTAAATTTATATTTCCAAAACATCCATATTTACCTTCTTTGGCTTTTGCGTTGATGTAGATACCATCAACTTCGACTTCTTTTTTCTTTGAATAATCCCAAACTTTACCTTTCTTTTGTTTAGTGTCTACCATTTTCATTACTTCTTCACAGAAGGCGGGTACAGATTCAGAAGGGATAAACAAAGACATTTTTTGCGGATACTTGTCTTGATCTTCATATTCGTTTTCACTTGTTGAAAACTTTATTGGATAGGGAAGGGCGGCTTTAAATGAATCAGGCATGATTAAAAAAATTAGTTAAAAGTTGATCAAATAATTGAGTAAGCGAAATTTTGTTTTTCGCGCAGTATTTACGAATTAGGGTGGCTTGCGAATCATCGGTTCTGAAATAAAATTTGTTGCGGTTGTAATAAGAATTGCGGCGTGATCGAAGTTGTGCAATTACTTCTTCGCCTGATTTTGTGGCCTGTTCTTCGGTCATTAATCATCTTTATACTTTTCAACAGCTTGGCGCAAAAATCTGCCGTGTTCAGACAATGTAATATTTTCAGGACGAACTGATTTGACTTTTAAATTAAAGTGTTCTTTAAAATCTTTAAGGATTTGTTCTTGATGGCCTGAATTGCGAATATCTTGGCAAATTAAATCTCTTGCCATCTCGTTAATAGGTTTTGGAATTAAATAATCTTTATCGGGTTCTTGATTCGGTTTTGTCGGTGTTTTTGTTACGCCTTCTTTTTCTAAAGGCTTTTCAGTTTCTTCTTCTTTCTTTGCATCTTCTACTTCAAGACCCGCCCATAATTCAAAAGCATCGCCGAAAGAATAACAGGCGCAAGCGCAAAGACATCTTCGATGCGCTTTTTGAATATCATTCGTAGAGATTGACCCGTATTCGATAGCTTTGTTTCCGTAGCCTGTAACCGCGTAAGGGTAAAAAGGCAATTTAATTCCTGTTTCTATGTTTTGAAAATAGCCCATCAAATAGCCTGTATTGTCGGGAGCCATCCAAACAAGTTGGCCGTTTGGGTCAGGTTCTAAAGCAAAAAACCAGTTTGGCGCGTGTTCTCTTATTCTTTGCGCTGTTTTGGCCCAAGAGCAATAAGGAACTTTGCCTTTGTAATAAATATCGTCTTTTGTAATAAGACCGCCCAGATTTGGGATTTCGATTGGTTTTGTTTGGTTTTCCATAATAAAAAATATAAATAGCACCTAAACGAAAACTCTTACCTTAATCGTTTAGGTGTCTACATTTATTAGTCTACCAATTTATTCAGGTTTGTCAAAAGTTTTTATATTTATATTTGCCCCAATATGTTCAAATCGTTTCGCATAGCGTTTTAACGCCTGCAAACAAACAACAAGAGAATCATCCGCAAGAACAGTTCCGCCAGATGTAACAGATAAAGCGTCAAGGGTACTG